AAGATGGCAGCGATAAATGGCATTACATAACCAACGATGGAAGTTGGAATTATGTGCTTGATTCTGAAGGAGAAAAGACAACTGGATCACCTGAATATGCCATTGACTTTGTTGCCAAGAATACCAAATATGTTCAAGACGAGGACGGTAACTATTATCCTGTTTATGAAAAAGAAGAAATTGACCAATACATAAAAAGACATTATTACGTTATTGCCGCAAACGACAGAGACGACAAAAACGTTGCAAATCTTATAGATAAAAAAGTAAAGTTTAACTGCTTCTATGCTTTCATAAAAGGAATCATTCTCGCTCAATACACAGCAGAAATGAAAAATGAATATAATTATGAAGGCACTATAACTTTAAACCTAAAAGGTAAAATATTCACTACACTACTAAACGATCTTCTGATCGAATATGGATTTATGACAAACTATACAGAAACAGAAAATAACATAAATCCAGAATTCGTCACACCAACAATAATAACAATACGCGAAAAAGATGGGTTCTTGAGAAATTGCATAAATCTTACTTCTGGATTCTGCGATGAAGAAGAACCTGAAATATTTATTAGCTCACCAAGCAGAGATATCCGAGAACCCGTGAACGGAAAATAACAAACAAACTAAATTGAAAAAACTGCAATTTTTCTCAAAACAAACATAAAAAAAAATGACAACTCTAAATGAAATCTATTCGTGTGCAAGGTGCATCGAAGAAAACGAAAGCAAAATCAGCAAGTATCATTACATTGGGTACTACTATAATAAAAACTTCAAAATATTTGATATAACCAACCTGTCTGGTTTGTTAGAAAACAACAAACTATCTGATTTACCACAAAACCTAGTTGAATTCGTAAATACAGAAAAACAGGTTATGTTTATTCCAAATATCATTGATGGCTGCATAATTGAAATTATATGCCGCGCCACAAAGAATAAACGTTTTATCAATATTTCTAACGGCACACCATCAATGTTTTATAACATCGGCTGCCTGCCTTCCGAAAGAAAGTTCACAGATCCTATTGTTATATGCGAAGGAACAGCAGATTGCGAATACATAAAAAATAACATAAATAAAAATGTACTCGCTTGTCTAACTGATTCAATATCCGTTTTGAAAATGGAAGTCTTGCGAACTTTAACCAATCATGTAATTCTATCTTTCGACAATGATGATTCAGGCAAAGATGCTGAAAAACGAGAAATGCTTAAACTAAAACGGCTGGGATTCTTCGTTGAAAGAATGCATCCGCAGCCGTGGTATAAAGATTATGGCGATATGTTTACGAACCTTATGGTCTAAGAATACTACCACCATTCTCGTTAATAGCAGCAGCTTCTTCACGAATGCCTGCACGGGCGTCAAGATCTGGATACATATTGTCAACTTTTAATGTCATGTCGATTGTACGCTTGTCTGACCCCTCATAAGAGAACGAACCTGCTGGGGCTGTCGTCGGCCAAACACCATAACAATCCCACGAACGCTCCATCGAACCATCTGGCGCGTACATGATGAGTTTCATATTGGTCTTGTAGTCAATAGCAAGACCCATCAAACCTGTTTGCGGATCATAAACACGTCTCCACCAATTATAGAGTCTGTGTTCAAGATCAATACCAATATAATCATTAAGCGTAATCGTTGCATCACCTAGTTCTGGCTGGCCAGAAACTTTTACACTCTGATTGCCCATGTATAATGTGATGTCACCAACACTCCACTCTGGGAATGAAACTTCTGACACGGCGACGCGAAATTCCTGCGGAAATTGTGTGTCGTTGCCTGGGATGTATGTGAGTGAAACCTCGAAGTGGCATGTCCTTTGTACTTCGTATTGAGCATTCTTCTTAAATACATCAGCTCCTAAACCACCGTAATTACCTTTACTATTTGGGTAACAGCCTTGCGCCATAGCTTTGTCTCCTATTATAAAGATGAATAATGTATGAAAACTATTTGTGATTTAACCAATCTAAAGATTGATAAGATAAACCTCTCTTTTGTTATAGATAGAAAGATAAAATTTAGACTTCATTTACAACACATACTTAGTACGAACATAAAAAGATTAACAAACTATTTAATATATGCTATAAAGTATTTGGGCTAGGTCGGCCAACCGAAAAGGAAGATTTACCTGCTTCCCTGCCCTCTAAAATTCAGGTATGTGTTAAAGGTAAAGCACCATGAAAAACATCAAAAACAGAACTGCATTTCCTGACTGGTTTATTGATGAACTAGCTCACGAAGAAGATAAACAAAAAGCAAAGAATAATGAGCTAAAAAGTTCGGATGTTGTAGATTTTTTCTGCAAAGAGCATGGATGTTATACACAGAGAATTTCAGATCATATAAAACTTAGCACAGGTGAAAAACGTAAAGGTTGTCAGCTATGTAGTGAAATTAAAAGAAAAGCTAAATTTTCAGAAACAAAGAAATCAAAAAGACCTGAATATCCGAAATGGTTTATAGATGAAATCTATTCAGAAGAAAACAAACAGAAAGCAATAAATAAGGATTTAAAATATAATGAAAGAATAGAATTCTTTTGTAAAGAACATGGCGTTTATAACCAAATAGTTGCAGACCATATCGATTTCAAAACATCATCTAAAAAGCAAGGTTGTCCTCTATGTGGTATAATAAAACAAAAACAATCTGTTAAAGAAAAAAACAAGCAAAAAAGGAAATTTCCCCAATGGTTTATAAATGATATAGCAAATGATAATGACAAACAGAAAGCTATTTCTAAAGAACTTAATTGGTCTGATAAAATAGAATTTAAATGTCACATTCATGGAAATTATAAACAAAGAGTCGATGCACATATTTACATTTCCACTGGGAAACCTAATCAGGGATGTCCTGTGTGTGGAAGAATAAATAAAAAAATATCAAGAAATAAAACAATAATAAAAAACCGTCCTTGCTATCCAGATTGGTTTATAAATGAATTAGCACATGAATATGATAAGGAAAGAGCTAAAAAATCAGAAATATCATCAACTGAATATTTAGATTTTTATTGTCAAAAACATGGAATATACAACCAGTATGTTGGAAATCATATCGTTATTTCGACTGGGGAACCTGCCTGTAAATGTCCACACTGCAAGCAAAGTATATCTGCAAGTGAAGATGCCATTTATAATTATATAAAGTTATTTTATCCAAATGCAGAAAAAAGGAATCGTACAACCATAAAAAGTGAAAAATCTAATCGGTTTCTCGAATTAGACATATTCTGTAAAGATAAAAATATTGCAATAGAATATAATGGTAGTTTATGGCATGGCGAACGATTCACGCAAACAAAAGAACATAATTTAAATAAATACTTAATTTGTGAGCGACAGAACATAAGATTAATATCAATATTCGACAAAGACTGGATAGAAAACAAAGAAAAAATTAAACAATTTCTTAAAGATTTATTTATTCAAAAAACAATAATATATGGAAGAAAAACGACAGTAAAAAAAATAGATTTGAAAGATGCGAACAAATTCTGTGATAAATATCATTTAAAAGGTAAATCTAGCGGAAATCTTATTGCTTATGGGCTGTTTTATAATGATGACTTAATTTCTGTTATGACTTTTTCAAAACCTAAATTTGGTAAACAAAAAGAGGTTGAATGGGATTTATCAAGATATTGCGTAAAGTTTGGTTACTCAGTTATTGGCGGAGCAGAAAAAATATTTTCTGCTTTTGAAAAGGAATTTACCCCTGAAAGCATAATAACTTACAGCGACTGTGATTACTTCACTGGTGAAGTCTACAAAAAACTAGGTTTCTTTTTTGAATCAATAACAGACTTGCCTTATTATTGGGCTAAAGACAATATGTTTTATACAAGACAACAATGTCAACCTAAACATTTAAAATATAAATACCCAGATTTATACAAAAAAGCTATTTGCGAAAACGCCTCATCAAAAGAAGACTTTATAATGCACTCTCTTGGATTTTATAAAGTTTTTAGATGCGGAAACAAAAGATGGATTTGGAAAAATAAAAGCCTCAAAATTTAATTTTGAGGCTTTTGGTTGTTTTGTTAAATAAAATTTATAGTTTGTTTTATTTAACAGAATTAGAACGTGGAGTTGTCAGCCGCAGATGAATAAACCACATAATCAATCTTAAAGATTTCTGCATCTGGGACGAACTGAAGCTCTACAATACCACGAACTATACGATTTGCTAATTCTGCGGCAGTCGTTGTGTCATTACCCATGCTAACGCGATACCAAGCAAGTCCGCGACCTGACTTAATTCTATCCAGAATATTATTCTTTACATAGTCAATCCACGTTCTCCAAAGAATAACATCATTGAGTTCAAATTTAAGTGTTTCGGTATAAGCATCGACCTTTGAACGAATATAAGTCAAAGTACGAGCTATGTGCGCTGCGGAAAGGTCTGTGTATTGAGCATTGAGTGTTTCGTTTCCATAGATCTGAATACCCTGATTACCAGTGTCATAGATCGGATTGATGTTGTGAGTAATGAACTCATCGCGGTCTAATTTAGCAGGAACTTGGTTGATGACGGAGGCGGCATCAATTGTACCACGTTCTTTGCCTGCGACTGGGAACCAAGTTCCGTTCAGCTTGTAAGATGCAAGCGAATTCTTAGTCACATAGTATGAAGGTGGTAATTCAACGATTGCGCCATTATACACATCATTGCACCAATTGTAGTAAAGTTCCGTCCACCACTGTGATGGGATTGGTTCTTCTTCACGATATTCGATAGCAGTTTTCTTTGAATATCCCTTTGGAATATCCCAGACGCAAGTTGTGTCTTTACGATTCCAAGCAATATCCTGTGCTGCCATGTAGAACTCTTTGTCGGTATAGCCGAGTGATGGCCACATCTGTGCAGGATATTTAACGTCATCGAACAACCAAGCGCCAGCGGTACCTGATTCATCTTTGTAACCGATGTAATCTTTTGCAGTAATGCCATCGACACCATCCGTACCGCCATCGAAATTATAAGTCATTTCGTGCAATGATTTGAGTGCATCGAAATCATAGCTTGTGAATGCGGCTGAGAATGTATCTTGATCGAGAGTGCCAATAAACGGTACGTCAACGTCAACGATATTGCCTTTTGCATCTGTGCCTTCGATGATTGAGCCATCGGGATTTGATGAGCAAACGATTGAGTCAAGTTCAGTGCCGTTGAGCATGAGTGAGACGTTATAAATAACATCGCCATTATTCTCTGTATGGTCTTTGAGAATCTTTAGCGAGTATTTATTGCCATCAGTACCCTTGTTCTTAATATTGAACTTGAGATTGTCCATGCCTTCTGCATTGCAGTGTAGAGCAGGTGAAGAACCTGCAACAACTGGGACTGCATTATTAAGCTCAACAACACCAGTGTTATAGAACACTTTACCGACTGAGTATGCTTCTTTCTCAAAGCATTTAACTGTTTCGCCGTTAAGGTCAAAACTAACGCTGCGGAAACGGTTAAGAACGCCATTAGAAGTGACAGCAGTTTCATCGAGAACAAGATGTACGAAACCATCATCATCGACAACTTCTTTTACTGGGTGATCGGATAGAATGATAACGCCCTCATCCTGATTGTTAAGACCTTTTTCTGCATCGTATGGATCTTCGGCGGAAGTGCTAAGAATTACAGAACCAGCAACGATATTTTCGAGGTTGTTGCCTTCCTCATCTTGTGGATGCAATTCTTTTAATTCGCTTTCGCTTGTTTCCCAATTGATAACATGATAATCTTTTTCAGTCTTATTTACAGTCAGGCAGTGGACATTATTGATTCCCTCTGCACCGAGTGCTTGAATTTTCTTTAACAGTCTTGTGTTTTCGCTTTCGGCTTCACTTTCGTCGATATAATCAGACAGTAAAATATCATTAACTTTGATAGTTCCATCAGATGGTTTTAATGTTCCAAGATTAACGAAAACAACTTCATCGACATTAAATTTGACAGCGATTTTAAGACCGTTGACGAATTTATTTGTTTTTGTAA